CCTGTTCTACATCTACTGGATCTGTTGCTTGTGCTGCTTGTTCCTCAGCTGTCTTTATTGCTACATCTGCTAAATTACTAATTCTAGTCTCATTATCAGTAACTCTTTTCTCAAGCCCAAGAACACGCACCAAGGTTTTCCTTTGCATTCCAAAGGACTTACTTAGTGTTTTATGTAACTGAGAAAGTTGAATAGGAATGTCTTTCTCAAGACGTTCAACTTTACCCGCTAGTTGATAGTGAGGATCATGCTTTGCTCTTAAAGCATCTATCATGTTGGGTTTAGTACTTGGCATTAGCCTTTTCTTGGTTCCGTTTTAGTTCCTCTTCTTCGAGGTGCAATCTTAGAAGTCCAACATAAATGTCTCGCTCCCAAGGCATCATATTCTCAATTTCTGTTAATGAATATTTATGGTACTGCATCAAGGCAAAATTGAGACGGAAGTAATTCTCAAGGTCCATATGGACCATGCCTAAGCGAAAAAAGATGCTAATCCCTCCAATACCACATCACTCTCAACTTTTGTCTTTGGATTAGTCACTTTAATAACATGTTTAAGTTTAGGCATAGTTTCAAAGAAAGTCTCAATTTGCTTAAACTGTCCCGAATTCATCTGCTCTAAAAATTCATTCACTTCTTTTTTGGTACAATCAGCAGTTGCCCAAACTTCTTCATCATTATAAATTTTATCAATACAAGTAGCAATCAACTGGAATGATTGATCCATTTGATTATTTTCATTAAAATCAAAATTATTTTTAATAAATTGATCAAGTGATGGATACTTCATTTCCATCATTAAATTCTCATCTAATTTAATCTGTTTGGAATGATCATCATTTCTTTCAACTTGAATATCATCCAAATCAATATCAACAGTTACCTGAGTAGTCTCATCATCAGGACATACAATATTAACTTCTAATTGCTCACCAACAGACTTACCACGAATATTGAGAAACAAAAACTCAATATCAAATGTAGGAAGTTGTTCTACTTTAATTCCTTTTGTAAGAACACAATTTTTTAAAACTGCTTTGATAGCAGTTGTTATTTGCTTATTATCTTCACTTTCTAGAGCAATTACAAGTAATTTTTCCTCTTTTACTAAAAAAGGTCTATATTGAATTGTTTCTTCTGTTGATGGTAAAACCAATTCATAGGTTGGCGTAGCAATCTTTGGTAATGGCATAATATCCTATAAAATTTCAGTGCGTATATTTATATATAAGGGTTTTTCAAATTATTCTATTGAAAATAGTTTACAAGTCTTTGAGCAGCTTGATTAGGTATATTAAGACCAGTAAACTCATTAAGCATATCAACACCAAAATCAACCCAAGGATTATTTCTATTACCTGCTCCCGTATTCTGTGGAGGTCTAACTGCTTGCGAAGAAATAGTTCCCCTATCAAGTCCTCTCATAACATATCTCATATACGTCATAGAAACCGTACATTTTAAAAGATTGGATCCGTCATATGAAAGTGGCATAGAATTCATTGCTTTAGGCCATGATTTTACAAATTCATATTCAACTAAACCACTATGACCATTTTCCCAATAACTTTTCTCAAATTTTTGAATAACCAATCCTTGAGGACAAGCATATCCCTTACGAGGTTCATCAGGATATCGAGCTCTATAATGATAATTCAAATTCATTGATTGATTCACATCTTCATTCATCACACCTTTCATCCACTTCTCAAAAAATTTAATTGGTAAATAATTCTCTCCATCTACATAAAAAGTAAAATCCATACTTTCATCAAACATTCGTCTATATGCATGTCTCTCAGTTACTCCTGTAAAGTCATTACTAATATCAGTAGTTGCTATATTAGATCCTGGTAACGAAGCTTCTGAACACTGCAATCTTAATCTATACTGATCCTTACTCTCCAACTCAGCCTGCATAAAAGGTGGTAGCGGAATCTGCACCTCATAATGAGAAGTTAAAGCGGGATTAAGTAAATTAGCTTTTACATCAGAAATTTTAGCCTTTAACATTTCTATGTACTAGTAGTATTGTTGGGTAATTTATAAATAATTTTTACCTTATATATTATGTATAATGGCTGAGAGCAAGAAAAGTTTATTTAAACCTAAAAAACCAAGGAAATATAAGGGTGATGTTAATAATATTATCTGCCGTAGTTCTTGGGAAGAAAAATTTTGTAATTACTGTGATATAAATGAAAATATTATAGAGTGGGGTAGTGAAGAATTTTGGATACCTTATCGATCTCCCCTAGATAATAGAGTACATCGTTATTTTCCAGATTTTCTTATCAAAATAAAAGAATCGACTGGAAAAGTAAAGACCTATGTGATTGAGGTGAAACCGAGAAAACAAACTCGTCCACCCATAAAGAAAAAGAAAGTGACAAAGAATTTTATCCGTGAATCTACAGTATATGCAGTAAACCAAGCAAAATGGGAAGCAGCAAGTGAATGGTGTAAAGATAGAAAAATTGAATTCAAAATCATCACCGAAAAAGAACTAGGAATTAGGTAATGACAGACTCCTTCGGTTTTAATGAAGAAAAAGAATTTGATCTCGAAAGACATCCTACCGAAAGAGTAGAAGAACTTAAGAGAATGGTCTTGGATGCAAATACCAGTGACCCTGAAGAAATAATGCTAATTATAATGGAACTCTTCACCATTGAGGAAATTCTACCAGAAGTAGGAAAATTCTATACCTTTATATACAATCCCAAAACACCAAACATTACATACGACCAACATCCACTGATTGCCTGTGTGGATTTGTTTAAATGGGGATTTAGAGGATTAAACTTTCATTGGCAACAATATAGAAATTATACATGGGCAGAAGTTGCAGGAAAACTTCATTTAGTTGAATTTCAAGAACTAGATGAGTTGCTTGCATTACAATACGGAAAATTCTTACTAAATAAATAAAAAGATTCTATAATGTCCATCTTAACCTATAATCCAAAAGCAAAACCAGGAGACGCTGATTATTGGGGTGATGTCTATGGAGATAATTCGACTAATAATCAATTTCCAGTTGGTAGTTGGCAAGCTGGAAAACAAAAAGGAAATTTAAGAGGAGCAAAGTATTATACAGTAGTAAATAAACAAAGTGGAGATATTGCAGTAGTAAAAAAAATTCCTGGTGGAACTGATTTAACTGTTGGGACTATTGATCCAAAAGATGGTAATAATTTTACTGCAACTGATAATGCATCAACTGCGGAAAATTATTATTTTGAACATCCAGTCAATGCAGCAAAAACAAAAGATCATGCAATGTGGGTTGCTCAAAATGCATTTGATAATTTAAGTGCTCCACAACAAGCAGCAAATACACCACCATATGATTTAATCAATGCTGCAGCAAAAGCAATAGCAAATTGGCAAGTTACTCCTGATAATCAAGGATCACGAAGTGTTGCTGATTCACTTAGTAGTCCATTTAGTCAAGGAGGAAATAGTGGAAATTATAGAAGTACAGGATCAAGACCTTCAGGATCATATTTTGCATTTCCCGCAGGAGTTGAGGCAAGTGGACAAGATTTAATTAAATTTTCTGCTTTAAAATTTGTACCATCTAAAGTGGAAGGATTAGGATTTGGTCGAAAAGCCATGCCTGATACAAGAATCATACCAGGTAAAGTTGTTCTTCTTCCAATTCCTGGTGGTATCCAAGATGGTAATAACGCATCATGGGGTGAAGGTCGTATGGATGCGGCACAAATAGCAGCAGCTAAGATTGCTATAGAAACAATGGAAAAGGGAGGTGCAGGATTTGAAGGAGCTGTTGGGGATACAATGAAATCAATTACAGCAAACAGTGAAGGTGTTGAAAAAGCACTTAAAGCAAAAATTGGTGGTGCTTTAACAGGAACTAATGATCAATTATTAAAAAGAGGTGGTCAAGTAATGAATCCTAATATGGAATTATTATTTGATTCTCCAAGTTTAAGATCATTTAGTTTTACATTCAAATTATCTCCTAGATCTACAAGAGAAAGTGCTATTATAAAAAGAATTATTAGAACATTTAAATCATCAATGGCACCAAAACTTACAGATGGTAACTTATTTCTACAAGCACCAGATACTTGGAAGATTCAATATTTAAATAGTGATAAACGACAACAGGAGTACCTAAATAAATTTAAAGAATGTGCAATGACTAGTTTTACGGTTAATTACGCACCAGATGGTTCATATGCAACTTATGAACCTGATCGTAGTGGTAGTGGTTCAATGGTATCATACGAAATAGGAATGAGTTTTCAAGAAATTAGTCCAGTATTTAATAGAGATTATCGTGGAGAAACAGGAGTAGGTTACTAAAATGTCCAATTATTTCAGTAAAGTCCCTGATATAGAATACGTTAATAGATTACCAGATTCTTCAATTGGTGATTATATTAGAGTGAAAAATATATTTACAGGTGTTTCGATTCTCTCT